AGCCACAAGGCCGAGTCCATAAAGTGACCGGCAGGTGGGGTCGCACACCACAGCACGCCTGGCTCGTCGCACAGCAGGGTGCGTGCGGTGAAGCGGATTGGCTCGGTGACCACGACAAAGTAGTCGGAGGTCTCGGTGACGGTGCGACGGATCTCGCTCTCGTTCGCGCGCACGATGGGCAGGAAGATGAGCGTGCTGAACACGATCCCCAGAAGTGGGAACGCGGCGCGCTTCACTTAGCGAGCAGCGATGCGAGTAGCGGCACAAGTACGCTGAACAACAGCGCACCGATAGCCACTAGTCCTCCTTTGAGTTTGTCCACATCTGAGCGCACCTGATCCAACTTGGCTGAGTGAGAGTCCAGCCGCTCGATCAGTTGATCAATCTGGCGTGGGGTCATTCTGGCTCGCTGCGATAGTCGCCAGCGCCGTGCCTAAACTGTCCGAGCAGTTCTGCGCGATCTCCCTCAATCTGCTCAACGCCCTGCCCTTCACCTGGCTCATACGTTAGGTCAAAGCCATTGGGGAAACCAGCGATGGCAATGATTTCGCCAGTGCTTACCAGATAAACAATTGCATAGGCAGTCATATCGTCTCCTTAGTTTTCGGCGCCGACTACGTACTGGATTGCACGCGATTGCGTAATAGCCGTGCCTGTTTGATTGTATAGCCGCGCGGTGATGGTTGTCGTAGAGTTGAAACCTGAAACTACTACCGTAGCGTTGGAGTCGGTGCCAACCCATTGGATGCTGAGGACGGCGAAGTTGGGTGTGGCAGGAAGTGCAGGAAAGGTGACTGTGACCGACAGTGAGCCGTTTGCTGGGATTGACGTCGTGGCGGCTGTCCCTGCACCGACGCGGATGACTGGGACTCTGACTCCGCTCGCTGCTTGGAAGAGCGATCCGACAGCCCAGAAATCGTTGATCGCTCGGAGGTAGGTGCCGTTGTCTTCAATGTAGCGCGTGGCTTGATTGCTCGGATAGAAGCGGCCGCCTGTGATGTGGCTGGTTGACGTGATGGTTCCAGTGTTCGTGATCCCAGACGTGGAGTTCAGTCGGCCTGATACGTTGGCTCCACTTGGGGCCGTAATGTCCACTGTCGTCGTTGCTTGCACCGTGATGTCGGCGCCGCTTGAGAGCAGGATGTTGTCCTGCACGTTCGCGCTGAGTGACTCCGCGTCAACGGCAAAGTTTCCGATTGTCTGAACTCCAGCGCCAGTTGTCGTAGTCGTAGCGTTCTTGAGGTAAAACTGCGAGTCTCCTGTGCCTTCAATGATTGTCAGCAGCCCACTGTCGTTCGTAATGTATGCAGGAGCACGAGATGCTGGGCTTGTCTTATCCGTTAGAAGCAACTCAGGCAGACCGTGCGCTAGTCGAACCTCAGTCAAGTCAACCGTTCGATCATCGGATTGCGTTGCTACCGTGGCAATGGTAATAGTCAACTTGAGGAACGCAGCGTCGGCTGGGGCAGTCACATTGGCAATGCCTGGGGTCGTTGAGTAAAGATTTGGCGCGGTAATTCCGTTTGGGGTTTGCAGTAGATTGAATCCGTACAAGTCGCTAGAAAATGTTGAGCCAGTTGCCGTGGCTTGGTCCGCCTTGTAAAAAGCAAAAGAGATCTGCGCGTTTGCCTGCGTGCTATTAGTTGCTCCATCAAAAGTCGCCTCAGCATAGAAACAGAACGAGCGAGAGGCAGAGGATGCGACAGGAACATAGCGCGTGAGCGTTGCGCTCTTGCCAGTTAGCGTGCCGCTTGCCACGGTGAAGCGCAGAACATTGGTTGATGCAGCGGCAGCGTCATCCACAATCTTGCAGGTGATCGCGCCTTCACTCGACACGTCCGTGAACGTCCAGTACGGCAGTGGGTTCTCAGAAGTAATGGTGTCGCCAGCCGCATCCGGCGGAATGGCGAAGTCGCCGTTTGCCACGCCAGCCTGAATCTCTCGGAGCGCGGCTGGACCAAAGAGCAGCGCGGTCTCGCCGTCGCTCGATGTGCTGACGAGCGGTGCGCCCTTGTCTGCGTTGACTCCACCCTCAAACGCTCCGAAGCCCTCTAGGTTTGTGCCGTACTTGCCCACGATTACTCACCACCAATCAAGCCGCGAAGGCCGCTGAGATACTGCCGACGGAAGTCCGCTTCGATCTCGTACTGCACCTGGTAGGTGCCGCCGCCTTCAGCAAAGCGCATTGTGACAGTAGGGATGTAGAGGATGGTAGACGAGAGGTCGAGCATCGGCGCGGTAATCTTCACATACTGCCCTGGTAGCCACGCCTTGACGAGCGTATACGGCGTTGCAGCTGCGGCTGGGTAGCCCTGCGTGTAGCCGTACTCCCAGTCTGGGTTTGAGGTCTGGCTGAGGTTGCCACCGGCAACAGTGAACGAGACGGTGCGGCGCGGCTGTGATCGAGTCACCATCGTGCCGCGCGCGAGCAAGCTGATGTTCTTGCCACGGTCGGACTTGTTGGCGATCTTTGGTGCGCTGAAGACTTCGTGAGGGATAGGACCATTGCGCGTGGTCTGCCCTGCGCCTGTGCGGCTCGTGCCGCTTCCCTGCGCGGATGCCGTACCCACGGCCGCACCTGAGGTGATCGTGCCGCTCGTGCCAGTGGTGTAGGTGAAGGTGGTGGAGGTCACGCCTGTGATCGTGAAGGTGCCGTTCAGTGCGGCGAAGCCAGACGGACCGCTCGTGAGCGCCACGGTCACGCTGCGACCTGAGGCGAAGCCGTGGGCAGGTGAGGTCGTGATCGTGGCTGTTGTTCCTGATCGAGCAGCAAGCGAGACCGTCGCCGTGAAGTAGGTGCCGTTGTAGGTGCGGAAGTATGGGTCGTTGGTCGGTGCGCCAGAGAAGACGATGTTGCTGTCGTAGCGCGCATACGCCGAGTCAGCCATCACGAAGATCCCCTTGACGATGCTGTCGTGGTCAAGGTTGACCTGAAGGTCACGAGCGAAGAGGCGCGTAGGTGTCGTGGTGCTACCAGTCTGGATGCTTGCAGGGTCAGTGACGATCTCGGCAGGAGCGGTGGCGTAGGTAGCAGCCACGGTCTTTGGACCGTAGTTCAGGCGGCCGTCGTTATCAATCCAGATGCGGTACTGCACATCGGAGATACCACCAGCCGCTTCCGCTACCTGATCGAGCGCGCTCTGGAGCGTGGTCGCCCTGAAGGCTTGCTTGCCGATCTTCTGCGCTGTGCCGGTAAAGATGGCGCGGTTGCTGCCGCTGATGATGGCGGTGTTCAGCAGCTGCAAGGTGGTCGCATCAGTCTGCTGCGCGGCGACGCGCGCCAGCAGCCCATTGATGACGGCTTGATCGGTGGTCGCACTTGTGTCCTCTGGCTCGCCAGTGCCGAGTGTGAACGAGTCCACGAATGAGGTCGCCCTGATCCCAGTCTTACCGTTGCGGACGATGGTCTGCTGAAGCCATCCAGTTGCGCCAGTGACCTGCACCGTTGCGCGTGTGCCGATGCCGTTCTCTAGCAGCTCGCCCTGAATGTTGCTGATATAGCCAAGGAAGAGTGGCGTGGTTGCGCTGTAGCGGCTGTCAAAGAACTGGACGCGCGCCTGGTCGTAGACCGAGCCAGAGCGCCACCACGGTGTCGTGCCGCTTGGAGTCTTTGGCTCAATGACCGTGAAGTTCATCGCCCCAGGTGCGCCGTCTGCGGAGAGCGTCAGGCTCAATGAGCCAAGTTCGACATAGGGCGTGGTGGTCGCCGTTGGCGCAGGGAGGTCGAGCAGGTTCGCGCCGCTGTCTACTCCAGCGATGATCAGGCTGAATGGGTTCGCCATTTACTGGTTCCGACCGCCAGGTCCGATTCGGCGTAGCGCCCCAGAGACGACGGTGTCAACCTTTTCAGTGCCGATGTTGACGGTGGTCACGACGGTGGTCGTCGCAGTGCCTACTGGAATCTGCATACCAGTGTTGGGATCAATAGTGTAGCCAGATCCTGTTGGCGTGTTAGCCAACTCGCTTGGGATTGGCTGACCAGTCAGTTGCAAGAAGAACTTATACGCTTCATTCCACAACTGAAGGGCAACTCTTGCCTGATCAAGCGCTGTGTTGAGCGGTCTAAACACATTATCCCAATACCTTTGATCGCCGAACGAAATAAGATCTTGTCCTCCAGTATCGAAAGCGCTAAGGAACTTGTCGAGTTCCGTTTGGAATGGATTGAAGTGATCCTCAACCGTAGTGTCAAGTGTTGATCCAATCAACCCTAGTTGAGTTTCAAGTGCTGGCAGTACGGTGTCAGTCATAAACCCTAGCGCGTCATTTACGGCTGGCAGAATCGTATAGCCGAACTCTTCCATCTTCTCGTTGATGCCAACTTGCGCGGCTAGGAACTTACCGCCTGTCGTATCAGCGATCTCAGAGGCGATGCCTGAATACTTTGCCGAGATCGCCGTCAAGATGTCCTGCGCGGTTGCGCCCTTGTTGACCTGGATGCCGAGCGCGCGCAGACCCTTCAGTTGCCCCTGTGCGCCCTTGCCGATTGTCTCAACGACATCTGCAAGCGACTGCCCAGTGACGGCCGCCACATCAGCAGCGACGCTGTTCGCCTCAAGGATGGTGGTCTGGTCGGCGAAGAATCGTGACCCTACTTCGATACCGGCACGCACCTGGTCATCGGTGATGCCAAGCGCTGCCATTGCCGCCGTCTGCTCTTTGACCTTGCCAGCAAGATCGTCAGTCAGGAATCCGCGTGCCTTCAGTGCGGCGTTCAGGCGCGCATTGGACATCTCGTCTTCTGCTGCTGCCCTGACTGCATCGAACGCAAACTTGGCGAGAGCAGCTGCTGCAATACCTGCTGCGGCAAAGCCAAACTGGAGCGCCTTCAGGCTCTTGTTGACCTTGTTGATATTGCCGGAGGCAGCGTCTCGTGCGCTGATCGTTGCGTTTACTGCGACATTAGCCATTCTTCATTCCTACCTTGCTGCCTTGATTCCCATAATCGTGCGCTTCATTAGTGCGCCGTCCACGGTTCCCTTGGTGACGATGGTGTCCTTAGGTCGAGTTCCCTTCGCCTTAGATCCGAGAACCGTCTCTAGATAATCGGCATCCTTCCAGTAGCGACCCCACGGCTCGGACTGCCAGCGTGACGCGGTCTTGTTCTTGTAGGAGGCTTCTAGCCCTAGCACCTGATTGCGCTTTGCTGTGTCATTGAGCAGCAGCACAATCGTTGCGGACATTGCGTCTTTGGCTACTTGGATCTTAGCGGCAACCGTGTTCAGAACAAAGTTATCGCCACGAACACCTGGGTGCAGGAAGCCTGGGGTTGGTCCGAAGATTGAGTGACCTGCACCCAGTCGATCGAGCGCTGCATTCGCTGCAGCACCTGCCTGCTGTCCGCCAGTGAGCTTAGGGATGCGGTGCGCCTTGACACCCTTCACAACCAGCCAGCCGTACCACACGCCCTTACGCCCACCAACAGGACCAACGACGGCACCTGGTCGAGTGATGCGAGACTTACGGCCACGCACCGCCTTGGCAAGTGCCTTTGAGTCAGTAGGCGCAGCAGCGCGCACATAGGGTGCAAGAGCGCGAGCGGCGTTCACGGTGGCGAACTGCTCTAGTTTGCGGATGCCCTTCCAGCCAAGCGTCTCCAATAACACCTTCTGGAGCGCGTCGGTCTGCTTGCGGACATCGCCTTGGATCTCAAGCTCTAGACCGTTGACTGCCACTTACTTACCTTTCGGCTGCATCTCTGCGTGGAGTTCCCACGCTGCAAGGACTTGCTCTATCGGCAGGCTCGCCACTTGGTCTGGCCACATCCCAAACTTCTGGGCAAGGATGTGGAAGATGATCTCTGGCGGTGGAACGATCGACTGACCGTGTGCCATTCGCCGTGCAGCGAGCCTTACTTGGGGTCCAGTTGATTCCCCTTCGCCCATTGCGCCATCAGTTCAGTGAGTGCTTCGACCGGTGCGTCAAGGATATCGTCAATCGCTTCGCCGTTGAGACCCTTGAAGTCGTGCGATACGACCAGTGCGGCGAACGCTGGTAGCACCTTGGATGGGATTGACGACTGGAGGTCGAGCAGAATCCTTGCGGATACGCCTGCTCTGATCTCAGCCTTCCACCCTGCGAAGTCGCCATCAAGAACGATGGTGCGATTCTCTGCCATTTGCTCCTCCTACTAGCGCCCTAGGCGCTGTGCTTTATGGCGCTGTTGCCAGTGGTGAATCAATCACCACTTCGAGCGACTTGCCGGAGGTCGTGTCATACGCCAGTCGGCAGGTCACTTCATTCACCACAACGCCTTCGTTATCAGAGGAGAGAGGAACGATGTTCTCGATCTCCCACGAGCCAAGGACCCACACGCCGTAGTTATCGGTCGTTGTGCCGAACAATCTGAGGTACTTCTGCGTGGCGATGTCAGTGATTGGGAAGGTCGTTCCAGCAGCTGAGTTGCTCGCAACCGTGAAGGTCAGCGTTGCATCAAGCACTCCAGTCAACGCAGCGGTGGCGGCCGTCAGGCTGCCGTCAAGCGCCGTGACCATCCCCACCCCTGTGTTGATCGTCAGGTTGAAGTTGTAGATCGACGAGTAGTTGGTCGCGCCTGTGCCGGTCTTGTCAGGGAAGTTCGTGTCGGTGCTCAACTTCATCAAGCGTCCAGCCAAGAATGGGTTGGCAGGGATCGCCGTAGGGAAGGCAAGCGCCGAAGTCGCAGCCGTCGTAGCAGCGAAGGTTGCGCCAGCCTGAAGCAGCCCTGTTGCGTCTGCTGACATCGTGATCTCGGTAGGCGCAGCGTCTCGCACGAGATACTTCTGCACGCCATCCTCAACAAGGAAGGAGTAGAAGACCAGCGTGTCGACATCGCCCTGCGTTGGCGACCAAGTCCAGGTGTATGGCCCTGCGCCTGTGGTGCTTGCACCAATAGCATCAAAGATCAGCGGAAGGGTTCGCATCGAAGCAGGACCCTCAGCGATGGTGATGATTGGAGCCTTGCCGGTGATGGTTGGCTGGCTCGCCTGAATGGCGGTGCGCTTGCCAACGGATACAGTCTCGCCAAGATCAACGGTCACGCCCAGGTCGAGTGACCCAATCGTCTCGTTGAAGAGGATCTCGCCAGTTGCGGTGCCGATTGCAGCAGCGGTTCCGAATGCGGCCTGCGACGCAGTAGCGATTCGCGTCAGAGCCTTTGCGCCGAAGGTTGGCATCTCGTATCTCCTTGCTCTACGCGGTGAACGCCACGGTGTCAAAGACCGTGACTTCCGCAGTTGCCTGAACCGTCAGGTAGTCCTGATCGGCGTAAGTATCTGTGCCGAGTGTAGTACCGGTGACTGCCACCTGCGCCGCGTTTCCACTAATGGTCACCGCTCCATCGAACACCGTGCGTAGCCACGCTCGCCAAGTGTAAAGGTCACGATACTTCTCATCCATCCGTGGGATCGGTAGCAGGTAGATGACGATGTTGACCGTCAGCACCGTGGTGCGGTTGCCGTTGCCGATGCTGATCTGGTCGCCGCCTGGGAAGAGGACCGCGCACGGCGTGACTGGCAGGTTCTCAGGCGGAGTGGCGTAGCACTTGCGGAGCGTGTACCCAGCAGGGTCTGTCGCAGCCTCTACTCGCGTGGCGATTGCGTCAAGGATCGTGAGGTCGGTCATACCGCCAAGCCACCGCGATTGCGGTACGGCTCAAGGAGCAGTGCAGCCTCTGGGTGCAGGGCGCGGCTCATTCGCAAAAGACCGCCCAGGTCGGCGCTTCCGATCACTCCGAATGCGGCGGTCCTAGATGACCACACAGCATTTGCTTGGATTATGGCGCTTTGCACCACGCTCGCTGGCGTACTAGGGAAGCCGAACACGCCGACCACCTTCACGCCAAGGAAGATGCCCTTAGGGAAGTTCTTGGGGAAGGCGTTGCTTCGGCTAATGCCGGTGTACGGCAAGCCGTCTAGCGCGTAGTTCTTTGGCGTGAGCTGGAAGTCTGTGCCAGCAGTCCAGGTCGTTGAGTAGGTGCCGTTCTCAAGATCGTCGGTGGTCAGCGTCGTGACGCTCACAAGATCATCGGTCAGCACATAGTCATAGGCTTCAGCGGTGTAGTAGCGCGTCTCGGTTGCGGTGCCGAATCCTGTCTTCCGGTCGCAGTAGAGATCGATCAGCGTGTCGGTAGCGTCCAGCACATTCTGAAGCGCAGCGTCATCGGTCGAGTCGGTAATGCCAACAGCAGCCTTGAACTGCGCCAGTGTTGCGTACGACATTTAGCGGCCTCCTGACTGCATTGTCATTAGCGGTTGGGTTGATGTAGCGACGATACCGTAGAGCTTGTCAGTCTCGGCAAGCCAGAACTGTTGAACCTCGCCTTTGTGCAGTTCATATCCTGTTGCCATAGTCACATTGCTTGGTCCGACAAAGATCGTGTTGCCGCCTGCTGGCGCGTGAAGGTAGAGCCACGATGCGCCAACCAAGCCAGTCGCAATCAGCGTTGGGCTGGTCGTAATGGTCACAACCGCAGCAGAGAGGCTCACGCCTCTGGCTCCACGATTTCCGCCACGCTAACAGCCTGTGTAGGCAGGGTGGCTGTCTTGGTGCTGGTCTTGACTGCGGCACGCTCTACGAGCCGCGTTGGTGCCTCTGCGTCGACATCTGCAACAGCCTCAGCCAAGCCAAAGCCGATGAGGCTCTCCGCCTCTGCCTTTGGCAGATCAACGAAAGCCCCTGACGGATATTCACCGCGTCGCTTGCAAAGTCGAACGAGCATTAGGTTCTCCTTACTTGCGGTTCAGGGGAGCCGCCGAAGCGGCTCCCCATCCCCACTAACTAGCCGAGCTAGTTGATTAGGCGTTCTTCAGGAACTTGACAGCCGAAGACTGTGCAAGCCCGGTTGCGCCACGGACCTGAACCTTGTACGAGACAAGGCCGAGGTTCCACGCGTACTCGCGTGAAGCCTCAACGGTCACGCCGCCAACAATGGCGGTCTTGATCTGACCAAGGTCACCGAACAGCACAGCCTTAGCACCGGTCGCAGGGACCGCAATGCCAGGAGCCGTGTAGACAGGCTTGCCAAGGAGACGATCAACGCCACCCTGTCCGCCTGGCTGGAACAAAGGCAGCGACGATGAAGTCGTGCCAAGGATCTGTCCAAGAGCCGTGTCGCTCATCAGGAAGCCTGACTTCGCGGCGTTTCGGTACTGCTGCTTAACCGAGTACTGAAGGGCAACAAGCTCGGCGTATGTGTATACGACGGTGCCTGCGGCCGTTCCACCGGTACCAGCAGCGGTTACGACAGCGGTGCTCGCGGCTGCGCCGTGGGCAATCGCCATCTCCTGGCCAGCGGCCTCGCTGATCATCGACGCAATGTCAAACGCTGCGTCCTGAATCAGCTCGTCCGAGATCTGGACAAGTACTGCGTACTTCACTGGGGTAAGGCTCAGAGCCGACCCTGTGAAGTCATCTTCCGTGATCGTGCCAGCTTCGGCGACTGAACCAGCCGTCGTGCCGAGCGCGGTCACAGTTGGGAACTTGATGTTGTTGCCGGTGGCAACCTGGATCACATCCACAACTGCTGGGTTGATGTATGGGTTGATCTGGCCAGCAACCACATTGACGCGGTTGAAGACAGACACTGGGTTTCCGAGACCGGTTGAGGTCGTGATGTCACGATACTCGAAAGTATCAACACCAGCAGCCATACCGATTGCACGAAGGCGGTCATTGTCCGAAGCAGCCTTAGGAGCCGTTGGAGCAACAACAGCGGCGAACTCGGCGCGAGCCTCGTCAGCCGACTTACGAGCCTCGTCAGAAGCCTTCTCGGCGCGGAGGGCTTCGGCAATAACGCCAGCCTCAGCAACGAGCTTCTCGAAGCGTGCCTTGTCTTCACCCTCAAGGGCGA